CGTTAAAGGTTCTGGGGTAGATGGCGAACCGTTAGAAGAAAACTATGCTCTTGCTGACTTTATTGAAAAGTACAATGAACTAAAGGCGCAGAATAATAGATAAAATATGAGCGATACTAAACCACTCGATCCTCTTACTGGATTACTTTCTAAGCCTAAAGCAACAGACCCTCTTGGGGCATTACTTTCTGAAGGAACAGGGACATACAGACCTAGAGAACGAGGCTCTCAAACTCAAGGTTTATTTGGGGCAGTCAGTACAGGAGATTTCTCTAACTATTCTGATTACGGGTTAGATGTCTCTGCACAAACCAGAGACTACGAAGAACTTAGAGCTCAGAGACAAAGTAATTGGGAAAAGTACGGTAGAGGATTTACAAAGCTTGGTGTAACTGCAGGCGCATCTTTTGTTAACACTTTTACAGGAATGGCAGGTCTCTTAGACTATGCTACTGATACAAGTAAATCTTTCAGCGAAAAAAGCTTAGCTGCATACGAAGCAAAGCATGCCAGAGCAATAGACACAGAAGAGTGGAGAGAGTCTATACGGAAGGCTATGCCTCATTACTACACTAGAGAGGAGATAGCTAACAAGGGAACACTTGAGGGTATATGGACAGCAAACTTTCTTAGCGATAAAGTATTTGACGGCGTAGGATTTTTCTTGGGAACTGCTGCAAGTATGTATGCAACTGGGGGACTTGGTATATTAGGAAGAGCAGGACAAGCATTAAAGCTTTCACGATCATTAGCTGCATATAGAACAGGTAAGTCTTTGGCTTCTGGGACGGGTGTTGCCAAGTCTTTAAATACATACAGAAATACTAAATTCTGGACATCAAAGGTAGGGGGAGCAGCAGCTTATATGGAAGGGGCTTTTTATTCATCACTAGGTGAAGCTGCATTAGAAGGCAGAGAGACAGGTCGTATAACATACGAGAAGCTTGTAGAGAAAGCAAAAAAGGATAAGGAGTTTAGAGGAGAAGATCCTAACCTGACTTCTCAGGAAATGCAACAACTTAAGATGCAAGCTCAGGAAGCTGAAGCTTCTGCATTTTATGGGAACGTTGCTGTACTTACTGCAAGTAACGCGGTTGCATTTAGAGGGCTGTTAAAGCCATTCAAATCTAGAAATGTAACTTCATCTTTTCTTAGAAAAACAACAACAGCTGAAAGAGCAGCCGGTAAAGGCTTAGTCGTTGACAAACTTGCAGATCTTCCAGGAGGATTTAGACAAGTAGCACAGGGAGCTAGGTTTAGTGCTCCTTTTCTAGCTACAATGGCATCTGAGGGAACAGAAGAAGCTTCTCAATATGCTATACAAGAAGGTATTACAGACTATCAAATGGCTCGCTATAATGACGCAGGTCTAGGAGAGCTAGTTGAGGGGATGATGGATACTAGCAGAATAAAAGCTCTAGGTGAAGCTCTTCCTCAGATAGGGAAGAGAGCGTCTGAAACATTTTCTAACCCTGAATCAAGAGAGCAATTCATCATCGGTGCACTTGTAGGTATACTTGGGGGAGGTAAAACTAGCTTCCAAGAATCACAAGCTAAGCGCAAAAACAGAGATGTACAAGAGAAGCTATTTAATAGCCCTGCCTTTTACAATCTTGCAGCAAAGTCAGAAGAGGTAGGAGTACAATCTTATTTCTTAAAAGAGATGGAGAAAGCTGAAGCCGCAGGTGACTCTAAGCTATATGACTTTTATCAAAAGAAGTTTAGAGCAGCTCAGATTCTACAACATTACGAGGCTGGGAGCCTGGATATGTTTAGAGAGATGATGACTGATGCTAAAGACCTGAGTGAGAAAGAGTTTAAAGAAACCTTTGGGTATGATGCTGACAGTAAGATCGATCAGAACAAACAGATTGATGGTATACTAGAGACAGTAAAAGAAGTAGAGAAGTCTGCGTCTTTCATAGATGAGATGTTTGCTACTCCTACAAAGAGGGGAGTCTCCAGGTTGTTTATGTCAAAGGAGGCAAAACAATTAGAAGACGAAGAGCAGGCAGACGAGAGTGTATACAAAAAGTTCTTAAAGCAAGAAGCTGCTACACTGCGTATGGTTGACGGAGCCATACAAGAAAAAGTAGATAAAATTAAAGCTATGTTCCCTGACTCTAGCTTGTCCGTAGAGACAGAGCAGAAGGACGGAAAAAAGCGAGTAATTGATATCGAGAACAGGCTTAGAAGATATGCTCGTAATGCTTTTGGGGTAGTGACAGAAGAAGGATTTACTCCCTCATCTCCTAACCTTGTTAAAAACATGAATACTTTGCTTGAAGACGCACGTAAAACTATGGCGCCTGAGCAGTTTGTAGCTTTAAAACAAGAACTCGAAGATCTTAGAGACCTCATTACACAAAAAGATAATGGTGCTCAAGGTTTAAAAAACCTGCTGCGTGATCCGAAGACTCGAGACTTGGCTATATCAAGAGCAAAGTTGGTAGAACGTACAGCTAAGCAACAAAAGATAGATGCAGTAGTAGACGAAGCTATCACTAGTACGGTTGATTCTGATGAACTTGCAGAGAAGGTAAAAGGATTTAAAGAAGCTGGTGTGTCCGAAGCAGCTATTGAAAAAGCAAACAACGAAGTACGAGATAGACAAGCAACAGTTGCAGAAGCAAGAGCTAGCTGGGACACAATAACCAGAAGTGATGTTGCAAAGCTAACTGGACTTACTCCTTTACAAGAAAAAGCACGCAAAGCCTATCTAGAAGGACGAGCTCAAGAGGAACCTCTTGTAAATACTGTAGAAGTTGCCCGAAAGAAACAAGCAGAACGAGATCGTCAAAGACGTCAAAACTCGAAGGATGACGAGCCACAGGCAGGTAAAACAAAAACGGATACCTCAGCTGCTCCTGGGAGTGAAAATACTAACGAACCTTCAGCTACAAAAGAAGATGCATTGTTTACTAGGTCTGATGGACAAGGACAGTTTGAATTAACAGATGACGGTAAAGTTTTTGTTAGTTCTACGGGACAGCCTTTTTCTAATAACCTTGATGAGCAGAGAACAGTAGACGGGAAACCCGTCATAGACCGCAAAGACTTACTTGATAGTGAAGAAGTAAAAGCTGGTAGTACTGTAGAGCTTGAAGTCATAGAAGATTCTTGGTGGTTAGAGAACAGAAACAAAACTGAATACTCTAATCAAGCAGCACATATTCCTATATATGTACGTGTACCTGGGAAAGGTATTGTAGGTGTTCTTGCATCTAATGATAGCGCTATGCGTCGTGCTGTTTATGAGAACTGGAAAGCAGGTAAGCAAGAAGAACAAGCAGTAACTGTTAAAGTAGCACAGAAGCAACTTAATAACAGAAACAATGCTGTTGCGGCGGCAGAGGACGGAACGCAAGTACCTTTCTTCTTTAATGTATTTGAAACCTTTGGAAACGTACCTATAGGAGTTGTTATCTATGATAAGGACGGTACAAACGCGAGAGGAATCACAGTTGCTAACACACAAATGTTATCTCCTGCAGAGCAAGCAAGCCTTGATACTGCAGTGCAAAGAACAAAAGCACAAGGACTTAAATACGGACAAGTTGTAGTCTTTGCTAAAAACTCTAACGGAGAATGGAGATCCCATGTAGTCTCAACCGCAAAGCTTAATGAAGCAGAGCAAGCTAGAGCATTAGAGCTTCTGTCAAAATCAAGTGACTCTGCAGCATACAATGAGCTTGTTGATCTTGTCGGACTTAACACGTTAGAGCCAGGAGAATTTGATGTAATACAGAATCTATTCTTACAAGTAGAAGACAGATATATACCTGGGACGAATAAACGTGTCATACGTATGGGTATACCAATACCTACAACACAGACTACTGTTCCAGGAGCATTTCTTATAGCATCTATTGATAGTGAAACTTTAGAAGGTCTTGTAAATGGGACCTTGACTGCTGCTGACATTAGAAAAAACAAAAATGTCCTTGGAAATCTAGTGCAAGAAGTTACTAAGGATGAAGAAGGAAGAGTTATTACTAAAGGAATTGGATTCCAAGTACTCAAGCAAAACGATGTAGCTGATAAATTTATAAACAGCATTGTCCCAGAGCTATCTAAGCTTATTGCTAATAAAAGACGGCAGGTTGACATAGCGGATATGAACACCGACCCTGCAGCATTCCAAGCGCTAGCTAGTGCTACGCATGAGCGTAATCCAAACGACACCGCAGCTGGGTTTGCAGGAATCATAGGGACAGACATAGCTAAAGTTAATGGATCTATACATCACGATATAGGCCTAAGCTTTGATGTAGCTGAGACAAGAGTAGGAGGGAAGAAGCTAACTGCAGAATCTGTAAAAATAACTCCTCATCAACCTAACACTCCCCCACAAGCAGCACCAACTAATACAGAGCGCGCATTTGCAGAAGCAGCAGAAGCACAACGTAGAAAAGCTGCACAACAACAAAACCAAGAGCCTGGACCGCAACAGGAACCAGGACTTGAACAAAAAGAACCTGAGTTTACTCAAAAATATATCTTTGAACCAGGCATAACCATAGAAGGAAAAGACGTACAAGTTGCTCTTGGTCCAAAGACAGGAAAGATAGCTGCAATTCAGTACTTCGATAACGACACAATTTATTTTGTAGAGAAATCAAATACTGCTGAGTGGGAAAAAAGCATAGGGCCTAAAGTAGTACAAGCAATTCGTGCCCAGGCAAATACAAAGTTAGATGATAACGTAAGTGAGGACGATGCCCCATTCCGATTAGCTGGAGAAGATCCTATAGTTAAGATGGATAGAGCTGAGGCTGAAGCATGGCTAAAGAAGAGAGGTATACCTGTAGAGTTTTATGATGCTGCACTACGAGTAGGCAGTTCAGTTGCTCATGGTTACATGAAGAACGCTGGGGTATACTTGTGGAACAACGCTGAAGTAGGTACTGAATACCACGAGGCATTCCACTATAGCTTTCGAACAATGCTTACAGATAAGCAAAGAGAAGCGCTGTACAAAGAAGCACGAGTAAAGTACAACTTGCCAAATGCTACACCTCTTGAGTTAGAAGAAATGATGGCTGAGGAGTTTAGAGACTATGTGTTTACAGCACAGGGTACAGAAGAAACTCTCCCAGGTAAGATCAAAAAGTTCTTTCAAGACCTGTTTAACTTTATTAAAGCTCTATTTACCAACACAGTAGAGATACAACAGTTTTACTCTCTTATAGAGTCAAACAAGATGCCTAAGAAGTTTGAGCGTAGTGCTGAAAGATTTGAGGGCAAGGAAGCGTACAGACTTGTAGACGCCTTTAACCAAGACTTTGAGTTCCAACAAGAAGTAGTAGACAGTGTTAGCTCCGTCTTTATAAAGCATTTCAAAGAGCTAGAAGACTTCCGTATAAACAAAAAGCTTTTAGTTACAGAATTGCTAGGAACAGGTGAGAACAACAAGGGAGAAATTGCTAGATTTTTTCTTAAGCACTCTATCAGTAATCCTGATGGGACATATGTAAGCGAAGAGGCTCTTGACGCATTTGCAAAAGCAACAACTAAACAAGAACGAGGTGCAGCAGCCAAGAAATATAAATTTATAGCAGGTATTCCTGCAACAGATGCAATCCTTGAAGGGGCAATTCCCATTTCTTTTATACGAAACTCAAACAGTGCTGATCTCAAAAAAGCTGCAAGTGTATACTTCAATGTGTGGAACAATTGGATTAACGTAGAAGACGAATTAGGAAACGTAGACAAATTTGGGTGGAGAGACGCTGTCGCAATGGACTTGAAAAAATACGGCTACACCGTAGGACTTGCTAAATCACAAGTCAGAAAAGACTTAATAGAAGACGAAGGATTGGCAAGTAAAGAAGAAACTAATTACGATAAGATTTTCAACATCTCTCACTTTGAGCAAGATCCTACAAAGACTGTTAGCGAAGAGGTAAGAAGATTATTCTCTAAGATTACAAATGCCAAAGAAAATTCTGTAGGCTTTGTTACATACGTTAATGTAGATGAAGCTATACGAGCTTCACTCGCAGTTGCAGTAGGATCACAGTCATACGAAGAAATTTTAGGTAACATCATAGAAGCTGCTCCTAACTTCGAAGTACTACAACCTATTGCAAACTTTTTAAAAGGTCCTGTACAGGCAGCAGATGCTGCAGCATTATCTAGGTTCTTTAAAAAGACTTACTCGGAACACCGAATAGTAAAGGAAGAGATGATAGAAGAGGCGATGAACGTTAAGACGATCAACTCTGATAGAAAAAGTGCTGCAATAGGATGGGCTACTAGTTGGAAAGCAGAGTCAGTATCCACTGAAATTGTAACTCGACCAGGAGCAGTATTTATAGAATCAAAAGGCAAGCTAAAGTTTAACAATAATGTTATTGAAGGCAAAGCAAGATTGCAGCACATTAAAAGTGCTATAGCTCAATACCAAAAAGCATCTAGTACAGAAGCAAAAGCAGTTGCGCTTAATGACCTTATGTGGTTCTCATCACTAGGAATGGCTAGGACTAAGTCAGAAGCAGAGGCTAGATTGTTAAGCTACTTGAAGAAGCATGAGGGTAACCCGGAAGATGAAGCCCAAATCATATATAACAAGTTAATAAACGCTGTTATAAGTAAAGCTCTTAATCTTACAACCGAAGGAGGCATAGTAAAGAAGGCAACACTGAAAGAGACTCCAGTAAACTTCTTTAAGTCAGAAGGTTCTACCATTAAAGCTCTGGCAGAAATAGCCGCAGAGTTTACCCTCCCTACAGCACTCGCATACGTTAACGGAAAAGGAAAGACTATCTATCCTTACAACCTCCCAACTACGTTTAGTGATACGTTGCAGGATATGAGAAAGGGAAAGGACTCAGAGCTGTACCAGCTTATGATGAAAGACCCTTCTTTGGCAATGACTATTGGGGAGAAGGAAAAAGGTAGAGCGCTATTCTTGTACTTGTTAGAAAGCAAAGAGTTTGACATTACTAGCTTTAGCTTAGATGTAGTTCAGAATGAATCGCAGGACGATCAAAATATAGAGTATAAGAAGTTGTCGGAAAGAGACTCTATGATTCTTCGACTCAACATGTTCTTAAACGACGGACAGAAATACTCTTACATACCACTCCCTGTACAGGAAACAAGAGGTAGAATAGATTTCTTAAAGGTTCCCACTTTTGGTAACCCTATTAAGAAAAGCATAACAAAAGCAGGTATCCCAAAGACCGCATCGGGAGAACAAGCTATGCTTACTCATATTGTTCTACGAGACTTAGTAAGACTAAGCCTTAATCCTGCTCTGGCAAAAAATGTAAATAACGGCTTCCATCTATCAGGTATAACAGACGTAGAAGTAAAAGGGGGAAGACTATCTCAAGTTATTCAGGACGCATTAAAGTATCCAAAGGGTCCAGAGTATAAATACGTATTTGATGAAATTAACAGTCAAGTAAAAAACTATTCTGAAACTGTGTTTCAAAAATACGGACAGGAGTTTATGCAGGAACTTGCTAAATACAACATTCTCAAACTAGACGAGGAGAAAAACTCTTGGTCAATACCCAAGAACTCGAGGCTAGACGCAAGTCAAAGTAACTACGGAAGTGTCTCTGAGATGGTGAAGGCTTACATGCTTACTGACCTTGTAGCTAGGATAGAAATGGCACAAGCATTCCGTGGAGGAGTGATGCAATTTAAAGACACAACAGCATTCTATAAAAGAATGGGCTTGCTCAATACTCCAGGTGATAAGCTAATGATGGAAGGAGAGGTTGTACATGATCCTACGTACGGTATACCTAAAATTATTAAGGAAGCAAGCATACAGAAGATTCGTATTTCTGATCCTTACCATGATGAGATAGCTGGACGCATAGAAAGAATGTACGTCAAGTACTTCGAAAACTTGAATTACAGTATAGAGGAGGCCGCTGAAAAAGCAAGGAATATAGCGGATCAGTATAAAACTGATAACAGAGGTGCTGACCACACAGATGCGCAGGCATTTATATCTCCATACATGTTCCGTAATATTGAGCAGGGTCTGGGCAGGTGGACAGCTAAGGATGAGCAGTGGTTCAATGAGTATATCGCAGGAAAAGGAGAATGGAAAGCAAAGTACACTCCCGCTTACAAGTTTTACGCAGAAGAGAGACTAATAGATAAAGGAGTCTTAAACGTAGATATGCAGAAGAACTCCTATGTTGTACTCACAAAAGACTTTGTGCAGGGTAACGAGTTGTTAACTGCTATGTACAATAGAATGATGAATCCTAACGATCCTATTGACATCATCAACACAGAGTCTGCGAAGAAATCATTTAAAGGACAGCTCTTTGAAGTTAATCAAGAGTTAGGAGAACAGATGTTTGCTGGGTTAGAATCAAGAGACATGGACGGCTCTAAGCTTTACATGCCTCAAATTATCAATGACAAAGAGGACATGACTGCTAAGATGAATCGCCAGATTCGTAAAGGCATTCCTACAATGGTAGATAAAACAGCTACCTATACCTTAGCAGACGGCACCACTCTTACAGGGGAACAGTTACTCAACGAGTATCACAATGCCAATGAAGAGATCATACAAATGCAGGGCAAAAAGTTATTTGATGAACTTGGATGGACCGCGTTAAAAGAAGATCCAAGCAACAATGAGTTACGTCTTAACTTCCTGCAAAGAATACGTGAGGTTATATATGATAACAAGCTTAAGAACAATCAAGTTGATTCTAACTTAGATAAGCAGCTTAGGTTAGTAGAAGACTTGGAAACAGGACGCTACGATTTCAACGTACCTCTGTACTTCCCAGTATACCAAAGAGAGTTCGAGAGTTTAATTTACTCTTTGTTCAAGTCTAATGTCTACCAGATCAAGCTCCCAGGAAGAGAGCTAGTGCAAGTTGCAGGTCCAGGTAAGTGGGAGATTGATGGAGAAATAAGAGAGCTCAGACACCTAGATATTGACGAGTCAACTGGAAATGTAATACACTCAGAAGTACTTATCTCACAAGACGTAGCAGACAGATTAGGACTAAAAGTAGGAGATACAGGTATTATGTACCGTATCCCAAACCAAGACTACTCTTCAAATGTCCCAAGTAGAATAGCAGGCATTCTCCCAAAAGGGTACAGCAAAACAGTTGTAGTCGCAGGTAACATAACAGTGCAGACTGGTAGTGACTTTGACATTGACAAACTGTTTGGACTCTTCCGAGACAGGAATGCAAAATCTAAACTAGCAAAGAGAAAAAATGACTTGCTGAATTTATCAGAGGCAGTACTACTTAATGCTAAGACAGCCCCGTATTTGTTCAGACCTCTTACTCAGGATACCCTAAATGCTTTAGCAGATGAGGTCCAAGAAGGAGAAGAAGAAATGGCTTTTGACAATCCTCTAACTGAGATACGGATGGAGTCTAACTACAAAAGTGCAGCTACTCTAGTAGGTGGGTACGCTAACGCTATCTCAGGGTGGAACATCGCAGCACAAGCAGCAGAGTATAATGATCCTAATTCCGAGTACATTAGTACAGGAACTATGGTCAACTCATCTAAGCACTTTATGCTTAATGGTGTGTTGTTGAATCAGATTAATATTCTATCCCCATTCACACAGGAACGAACGTTAGATGGAATTGTAGAAAGACTTTCAGCAGCTCTCGACGCCGCTTCTAAGTTGATACACACCGCGTTGAATGACAATGAGCAAACCCTAAATGCAACAGTGTACTTAAAGAGTATAGGATTTGAAGATGCTGACGTAGTTGCACTTCTCACTACACCTCTTGTACGACAGTTTGTAGAAAAACGTAGAACCAGCTCAGCTGGTGTAGGAACCGTGTTCCAGGAATTAGGTATTTCTAAAAAGGTGTACGGGCAGATATCTAAGAATGATCCAAATCTGGAAACCCCCGTCGTAAATACAGAAGAGTTAAAAGCAATTACTGCTGCTAATGATAGCACAAGTGAGGCTGCTAAGAAAGCATTTATAGCTTTTGCAAATGCCTACTCTGCAGGTAATAGCTTATCCGAATACTACGAGGTAATTGCAGTAGATAACCTAGATAGCATGGGAGATCTTGGTGAGGTCATGGCTTATCTAGACACTCTTGAAAACTACAGAAGAGGAGGAGACAAGAATATTGTAGGGTACAGTGAGGTAGAGAAGATACTCAAAGGAGAGGCATACAGAACTATGCGTGCCTTCTACAATATGATTGATGAATCAATGCAGGTATCGTCACAGCTGTTCTTAGGAGGAGCCGAATCTGTAAAACAATTTAAGTCAGACCTTAAAGAGGCTACAGGTAAAACTAAGCTAACAGCTGCAGAGCATAGATTTACAGACAGAGCCTTATTCTATCACTTGCTTACTAAAGACGGCTCTCCTATGACACAGTTCATGAGAAAGGATGTCATTAAAAGCATGCTGTTAAACCCTAACGACAATTTGAATACACAGATACAGAATCTTATAAAAGAGATTCCAACGTTGCAGGTGAATGAGATGCTAAGCAGAGCAATTCCTGGTATTGGGAATGATAAGCCCACTAATAGAGTGTGGGGCATATCGATGGAAAATACTGAGAAGATGACGTTAGAGGCGAGAGAGAAGGTTAGACAAGACTTTGGTAAGCTTCTGTACACTCCAGAGATATACACACAAGGACAAGAAAACAGCGAGAAGTTAAACAAAAGAATACAGAATATAGCCAAGCGATTGGTCATCAACTCTGTAGTTACCACTGGACTTGCTCCTTCGTTCGGTACGTATTACAACTCTGTTCCAATTGACTTCTTCTTGCAGATTAAAGATGAGGCTACAGGCAAAAGCCTTATGGAGTACATGCGAGAAGAGTTCCATACAGCCAAGCAAGATCCAAGATACTTTAGTGACTTTATGTTTGACTTTGTACAGAACTATGGTACATCTACTATAGGTGGAAGACCACTAATAAGTAGAGTACCTAGCGGATTTAAAGATGAAGGAAAAATTCTAGTAGGGAGGAAAGCTAGCGCAGAGCAGAACTTTCCAAGGTTTGCTACTAAGGCAAACTACAAGAAAGGAGTAGACAAAGTGTCTGTGTACGAATACAAAGACGGAGTCTACTATAAGATACATAGTTTAGGAATTGCAAATAACCTGCTAGAGTTGAACTTACGAGATGCAGCAGGAGAAGTAGTTAGGACTAGCTTCTGGTCAGCTGTTAATGGGCAGAAAATTGTTAATGTTAAAACGTCTGGGGGTAAAGTAAAAAAAGTAAATTTGACAAGCCGCAATGGGATAACCAGTTCTCAAGTAGGAATAACATCTCCTAATGGGGAGGTAAAAACTACGACTACGCAGACTAACCTAGATAAAAACTGTAAATAATGAGCTGTAGCTATAGAGTTGGGGGAGTAGAAAACGCATTACTTACAGATGTCTTTAATTATGTTGAAGACAACCCTAGTGGGGCGCGAGCAGGCTTCAAAATTGAAAACATGCTGCTCTCTCGTAACATGGTATTTAAAGATGGGAATGCTTTGTTTGCTGTAAAACAAGATGGAGTAACAGAAGACATAGCTAACATAAATAACACGGCACGTGAGTTTTTTGGAGTTGTAGGAGATCTAATAATGCAAACTCCAGTAGGGAGAGACATACAAATCTCCGTAAATGACAACATTCTAGAGCTACTAAATCCTACAAGTGACCTTCAGAATTCATCTACTACCACAAGAGGGGTAGATAGGGTAGTAGAAGAAGTAGAAGAAACCGTTGACCCTTTGATCAGCGAAGCATTTGATAGGAAAGAAAAAGTAGACGATCTAACAGACAAGATCGTTACTAACCTACAGCTGCAGATAGACAGACTAAACAGGCTTGAGGAAACGGAGCCCATAAAAAGTAGGAGAAGAGAACTTGAGTTGTTGAAGTCTAAGCTTAGGAAAGTAAAGACTGGAAAAGAAAAGGTAGACAACTTCTATGAATACATAGATTATGTATTTAATCTAAGCAAAAGAGCTGCTACAGCGATGGATAGGATTGAAGATGAGTACGCTGTTGCGTACAAAACTATGCCTAACTCAGATAGAGCTGCAATCTTATCTAAGATATCTACATTAAAGCAAACCCTAGATGCTTTCTACACAGAAGACAGAAATCTATCGGTCATTAACCAGCTCCAGAGTAAACTGGTGCGTATGCAAGATGAGTCTGGGACAAAAGATGAACTCTTAGACAAACTTGTAGTGTCAATAGCTGACATGAAGGAGCTAAATGACAGATACTTAGAAATAGCTATACCCATCCAGGCTGATCTCCTGCTGGAATATGCTCCAATGGAAGTTAATCAAAAGTTTAACGCGAGCATAGAGAGGCTAGAAGCTGCAATAGCAAAGAAAGACTTTAACATTCCCTATGAAGGATTGAAGAGGAGAGATCCGCGTGCAATTAAAATTATGCGTGACACTCTTAAGATAGGGGCAGGACAAGAGAGGAGAGAGAAGTTAATGAAGCTGAACGTTATCCAGCTGAAAGAACAGATAATTGGGAGAGAGGCTATCATACGAGAGTTACGAGAGACGCATCAAGATGCTTCGTCCTTTTCTATGTACGCTGATCCGTTAGTATACAATTCAGAAACTAACATTCAACTGTTTGCAAATGCTGTAAAGTCAGAACTGTTTGACGCTCACCAAAAAACAATCGACACAAAGTATCAGTTAGAGCCTGCGTTTAAAAAGTTCAGAGAATGGAAAGGTGTATCAGAAGATAGGCCTGACAAGTTCTATGAAGACTTGTTTGAGACTGTAAACATTGCACGAAGACAAGAAGACGGTACAATTAAAATGGTACCGGTCCTGTCCTTTGTGCAGCCCTACGACATGAAACGGTTTCAGAGTGCAAAGACTCAAGCATTTGAAGCTGCTAAAAAAGCACACAACTATCCCAAAGACAATGCCGACTTAGATGATTTCTTTAAGTCTGATGATGGGAGAAGGTACAATGCAGCTGTCGCAAAATGGTATGCTGAAAACACTGAACCTATACAGGGAGCCCAGGACATTATTGACCAGATGATACGGGAGCGGGATAGTTTAGATTACGCAAGAAGCAAAGCATTTAAAGACGGAAAAGAAGAAACAGGAAAAGAGTTAAGCTACCAGTACCATGCGTTAGAATTAGAGATAAAAAAAATATACAGACGTGGTAGGAATGGGATGCAAATAGTTGGAAACCTGACTGTACCTAACCAAAGCTACAATAACACAAAGTTTACTTCTATGCCCGCAGAGGCAAAAGAGTTTTATGATGTGCTGCTAGACATATATAAAACACAGCAGAAGAAGCTTGGTAAGGGAGGTATGTCTCAAAACTCTTGGGACAACTTCTCGTACATACTTCCATCTGTTAGAAAGTCTGCGTTGGATATAGGACTAGAAGGCAACCCAGGAGAAGCAGTGACTGACGTAATAAACGATGCGTTTTACCTGCAAGAAACTGATACAGACTTTGGGGAGCTAGTACAAGCTAGTGGTGAGCGAATGAAGTTTATACCTAGATACTTCACCAACGTAGTAGAAGAAGCTAAAGTGTCTAAGAACATAGTAGACAGTATAGTTAAGTTTACTGATATGTCTAACCGCTACGAGGCTAAAGCTAAGATGCTGGGCATGGTAAACGTAATGCACGATGCTATTGCATCTAGAGGCAGCCTAACTATGATGGAGTCAGGACATTATCTCTCTGATCGTACTGGACAAAAGCTAGGATATAACCTTGAGCTGAAAAAGAAAGGTAAAGAGTCAAACACATATAAAGCATTAGAAAGCTTCATCGACAACGTAATCTATGGAGAGTCTATAAAAGGAAATGCTAAGAAAACAATCTTAGGTAAGCTGTCAGTATCAAAGCTAGTGGGGCAAGCTTCCTCTCTTACAGCATTAGCAAGATTGTCTGGTAACATGCTACAAGCAACCAACCAGCTGATTATTGATAGCACCATGAATGCCCAAGAAGGCTGGGCTAATCAATTCTACAGTAGATCAGATTTATCTCGTGCAAGATTTAAAGTACTTGCAAGCATGTCCTCAGAGGGACTAAGCCCCAAGTTCAATAAAGGAACTAAGCTTAATAAAATGCTGGAGATGTTTGATGCTTTGCAAGAGCATTCACAAGCATTTGAAAAGACAACTGGAACTGCAGTTAAGAAGGCTGCAGATTTTGGGACATCGTTTGCAGCGCAAAGAGGAATGGAGTGGCAGACTACGGCTGAGAAGATGGTGGCTTTGGCTATATCCCTGGAAGGAACTCTTAAGGATAAGAACGGTAAGGTTGTAAAAACAAAAGGTGGGAAAGACGCCAACTTGTGGGACGTGCTGGAAGTAAACAGCAGAGGCAGACTTGTAGTAAACTCAGAGGTTGCAAACTTTGGTAAGAAAGAGCTAGCAGCTTTTGCAAGTAAGCTTAATGGGATTACTAAAAGAACTAACCAGCTTAAAGGTCCTATTGATAAGGTGCTATTAGAGCGTCAGAACGCTACTAGACCTTTAATGCTTTTTAGAAAGTTCTTAGTGCCTGCCTATCGTAAAAGATTTGGACACTCTACTGGGGGCTACCACGTTGATGTAGAACTAGGAGATATTACAGAAGGATACTACACAACTGTGGGAAGAGCAATGGGTAGTGCGTTTTCATTTGGGAAACAACTTCAATTTAAAAGAGCATTTAGTCAGCTGAATCCGTTCTCAAAAGATTTGTCAGATTTGCAGAGGCAAAATTTAATAAGAGCTTATCACGAACAAATCTATTTGTCAATGCTAGGTCTTATAACTGCTGCGTTAGGAGCTGCAATGGATGATGACGACGAGTTCGATAACTTTGCAGGACACTTTGCTATCTACCAAGCACATAGACTGCGAACAGAACTTAATGCATTCAGAGATCCGTCTGAATTATTTAGACTGGCAAAGAATCCTACAGCAGCTAGTCAATTGATTGAGGACAATATTGATTTAGCCTTCGCGACTAAAGACTTGCTGCTTAATTCTGTTGGTATAGTCCCTGATGAGGATGTGTACTATCAGCGGAGAGCAGGTCGAATGCAGAAGGGAGATCTTAAATGGACAAAAGAATTCTTAGATGTATTCCCAATTGCTGCTGGTTTGTACAAATCAGTAGACCCAGAACAGGCTTCTAAGTACTACGAGATAACGAGTAAAAAGTAAGGCCCTAAAAAGGGGGCAGCGAAAGCCGCCACCCCCAATTTCCTTACTTTCTCGATCGGTTAACGGCTACCATAAACAACGTTAGATATCCCATGAGATCCATGAGAGTATCTTCCGTGTCGCCGTTAACACCTAGGTTTTTAAGCCTACGCAACTTATGTTCTATCTGTCCTTCTAGCAATTGGAGTGACGATAGATTGCAAAACAAATTGATATCAGAAAGAGCACTGTCTCCATAAGCTTCATTCTTCTTTGCAAGAAGAGTCTTTAAGCTGTCTAGAATATCGTGTGCTTCTTTAATGGTATCTGATTTGATTACATCCATAGTAGTTGTTGTTTTATAGTCTTGTTCCCAAAACCTAAGTTTGTCATTGCCATACATCTTGATCGTACATTTTAATTTGTGCATCTTCGGATACAGGTTCTGGAAGTTTAAACCAGTCAATGTTACCTACTCGACTATTTAAGTCTAGGAAGTGTCCATTGCCGTGGAACCCACCTTTACCGCCTGTGTATACCTCAGCTGCAGGATGTGCAGATGAAATCGTAGCGACATTAATGAATTTAGTAAACTTCTGAGCGTGCTTACCCCAGAGAACAAATATAGTGTGTCTCCGTTTCGCTTGTACCATTTGCAACACTTCTCTCACAAACCAATCCCACATACCAGCGTGGGCTCCAGGAGTTTTCTCTTCTACAGTTAGACAAGTATTAAGAAGTAGAACTCCTTGTTTTGCCCAATGCTCTAGAGTGTGATCGAACTCCTCGATTGGTTGGTTGTGATCGAACTGTGCGCATAGCTCTTTGTGTATGATACGCAAAGAAGGAGGGATAGGTTTATGTGCTACCCCAAAAGCTAATCCAGTTGCTTGACCATTATGATATGGGTCTTGTCCGAGTATCACTACTCTAACCTTTTCTAGCGGACAAAGTCTAAAGGCCTTAAACAAATCCTCTCGTTTAGGATATATCTTTTTGCCTTTTGTCTTTATCTCTTCTACCGTAAAATCGAACTGTGAGCTATTGATGAGGGGCTCCAACTCCCCCCATCCATAGTCCACATCTTTAAATAGTGGATGCATGTGTTTGATAGTATTCTTTATTAAATCGCTCATAGGTCATATTAGGGATGCTGTGCACCTCCGAGTCTCCTAGGTTTGTGTCTAGACGTTCCTCTAGTTCTTTCCTAAGCTCTGAGCTTTTGTACAGTATCTGCGCCGTTTGTCCTTTGCTGTCAAATCCGTGATAATCTAATATTAGTAATTTCCATATATCATCAATCTTCGAATATTGTCCGTTTCTAAATTGCTCATAAGAGCTCTTCGCAGAACTCGGAACATCAAAAGTGAAAAGCACGTGGTGTTTATCCACATCTTCAAATTTGATAAACGTAGGCATAGCACACATTGCAGATTCAAACTTTGTAAATATCTCTTCCCCCGAGAACCTGTATAGAAGAGCAATGCACTCATCATATTCAGGTGTAGAGATAAAAGCATTCACAAATAATGAATCCCACAACATGTACTTTCTGTTACCGCCCAAAAAAGGAAGCGCAAAAGTACTAGAACTAGTAAGCAAAGCACACTTTAGATCATAGGAAACAAGTTTCCCTTCATGTGTACCACGACTAATAATATTTACTTTGTGCTTCGTTTTTCTGTAAACTACAGAAGTCCCAGCTACAACAGCTAGATCGTCAGACTCTCGATATAGCTTAACTATATCTTTGTCTACCATAACTTCTCTAAAATCTACAGGACGGTTCAGACGAACAGTACGCCCATCAATAGGCGTTAAATTAAGACCCTTTGCATCACTCATCTTCCCATATATCTAACTCGTTTTGAGAAATGTCAATGCACTCTAAAGCAGATAAAGTAAGACCATACCTGGCCATATCCTCATCTGTTTTTAGTAGGTACACAAGGTTAAAGTTTTTGAAGAACTCCATGATACCATTTATCATACCGAACTTCTCTACATACTTACGTATAGCAAAAGACTCAAAGTCTTTCGTTCTATCCTTTAACCAATTCTCAGCAGTCTTTACTCCTACTCCTGGAATACCTGTTATATTATCTGTGCTGTCGCCCATCAACGCTTGTATCCATAGAAACTTAAGAGCTTCATCAGGCGACGTGTGTGTGAACTCTGCTTTCCCATAATTATAATGCATCCCAACACATTGTTTGAGAACATCTTTGTCAGGAGAACAGATAATTGTATTCTCTTCGTGATTGTATGAATAATAGCTGACTAAATCATCAGCTTCCAGCTCAGTCACGTAAGTAAAGCCCCACTTCTGCTGTGCATACTCCTTCAAAGAAGGAAACAACACAGATCGGTTAGACTTTTTACGTTTAGCCTTGTATTCAACATCCACCTCATACCTAAAGCACTTGCCTTGAGTTAAAAAACCCGCATACTTAGTAGTATTGCACTGTTCTAGGATGTGAAGAACACGTTGGTCAAGACCAGCCATAGCCTCTTCCAACGTTTCCTTCCCCATCTCATAGTACAGCAACGAGTCTGCGTCAATCAAACAAACGGCCTTTCCTTTAGGAAGTCGTTCAATTTGCTGACTCATGTTACATTACATCTAAAAGTTTATCTTCTGCTTGAAGCTCTTGTATCTTTTCAAGATTATCTGTCATAATCTCTAAGCGAAGAACAGCCCACTGCGCGTCTGTCATAGATGCATAGGTAGAAGAATGATACATACTACCATTTACACCAGCTAAACTAGAATGCACAAAATACTGCAGGCAACGAATTGCTCCATCATTTGAATCAGGTATCGCACCAATATGCATAGGGTCGACAAACACATTGTGTATCTCACCAGCATACCAAGCAATATATTTCAAACCACCAATGTGAAGTCCGGGGACACACACTGAATTGTCATCAGTATTTACCTGATCCCAAGATTCAAGAGAATGTGTTTGTCCTACTTTAATGTGATGACCTTTGTTATCACCACAATAGAACTCATCGCCTCTAGTACCCATAACTGCAGGCTCAAACACACGATCTTCGATGTACTGGGGGAGTCCTTCTGACTCTATCTCTCCAGTATCAACATTAAAAGTGCGCTTGTAGCGATCAACTTTCTCTCCTGTTTCAATATCATACTTATGCAATAGCTCTCTGCTAACTTTGTAGCCGTTCAAGAGACCTTCATTAGTAATCTTTATCTGATACACAGTAGCCAGTTCAGTAGCTACGTCTTCGGCAAGACCTTTCCCAAGAAAAACTTCTTTATTTGCAGGATGCACATAGCGCATGTTTACAAAGTCAGCAAATCTTTCTGCAAAAGCAGCTCCCTTCTTCTTCAAGAAAGGATTACGTAGAAAACGAGTCCACAATTTCACAACAGGTAGGAAATCTATGTTCTTGTCAATCGAATCCATTATACGATCAACTAGAGACTGAGGCATAGGTATATCTGAAATCTTATCGTCTCCATATGTCAAGAAGAATCTCTTAGACAGAGGATCTTGCACAATATGATCACATTTAGATTGTATAAGTGCTGCAGAATCTATTCCGTTTTCCTCAATCAAAGTTGAGATTTCTCGGACATAAACTTCGTAGTCTTCATACGTCTTTGCAAAATTAGCCTGAGCAGCTAAATCACTTAACCGCTTCATTGTAGCAGTGTTGTGCGGAATAACGTAAAAATCTTCACCTATTGATATAGAGATGTTCTCATCTATCAAGTTTATATTTATCATTGTTAATGTTTGGAATTAACTTCGAGGAGTAAGGTTAAATCTCAATCCGGGTACCTCGATTTCCGGGATTTCGATATCAAATTTGTTGTAGTGTGCAAATACTACATTATATATAGAATCGTGTTGCGCATTACTATAGCCTGTATCACGAGAGTGAAGCATCCAATTGCCAATATGCTCTGACAAGTCATCTAAAACAGATCCGACCTCTGCAATTTCTTTGTCGTACGCATCGATGCTTGGGACATCTACAACAAAAAACTCACGAGACTTCTCTTGCTTCAAAGATAGATCATCAGTATCACAAATATCTTGATACTGTATAAAGTTTACAAGATATTGAACAAACTCATCTACCTCTAAATCGCTGCTACAAAGATTAATAGGATAGCAAAACTCTAAATACCTGTGCACAGTTTTGTACAGTGCATGTGCAGGAGAGAGCAAACTTTTAGCTGTAAAGTTTCCTAACCATGACCACTCTTGTTTTCTATCTCGTAGAGATATAGAAGTGAGGACAGGTTTAAGATACTTACTTGCAGTGATAGCGCCTTCTTCACTCATTGTAAAGAAGAAGTCATCAATGTGCTTCCAGTTTGTGTTCTTGCGTGCGTATTTACAGTTGCTCTCTGATAATCTGATAAGCTGCGGAGCTTTAGTTTCGTACTTGTTTATAACATCAGGAAACTCTTTCTTATAGTACCCGTCAACAGAAGAAGGAACCGCTTCCCTAAAAAGCATAGGACTTCTTTCCCACTGTGATCCGACCATATGATTAGAAATTTCTCCCCAATTAGGGACTCGTCTGCGCAACATTTCAGCCGCTAGTTTTATCTTAGGTCCGTCTTCTGATGTTCCGTAGTATGTTTCAATTTTAGAATTTACAACTGTTTCAATTGTTGGTTCTACCTTGTCCCATATCCACTTGTCATCATTCCACGGCCTCCTCAAAGAGTAACCTACAGTCTTCTGTTGGAGTTTACGAAGTTCTGCAGGTGTAAGCTCTGGGGTAATATCCCTAGCTTCTATATCTTGAATTGTACTTAGGGCATCTGCTGGCACTTCTATATCAGAGTAACTATGTACAGATGAGGTTTGCGTATTCAAAAGAGATGTTATGATCTGCTTGTTCTGCTCGTATTTATTCTTCTCTGCCTTGAGTTTTTGAATTATCTCAGGACGAGTCTCGCGTGCGATATCGTCTGAGAGATAGTCAGTACCTCTAGGTGAAATAAGAATAAAACTACGAGAGTCTCCAATAGTCAGATACAAATCATTTATTTTGACTGCACCACCTTCATCTGCAACATAGACTCTAGACATATCTGCCGATGTCCAGTCGTTTAATTCAGTCCGTTCAATGCTATTACCAACACGTCGAATCTGTCGAACACTGTACCCTGCAAACATCTTCTTGGGATTAGTAAATCTAATTCCAGAAGACTTAAACATAGGTCTAATCTTCGAGGTATCAACCATACGAGCTATCTGATTAAGGCCAACTAGATCGTCACCTAGTCCTTCCCCAGACGGATTCTTGTATAGTATGTTAGTACACAGCTTAATCCATTGTATAAAATCATCTTCTTTTAGTGCTTCTTGTATGACATCTGCTGCTTCATCTGCAGCTTGCTCCAACATTTTCTGCACATATTCCTTTGTCGATTCATTCCATATAACTTTCTCACGAGAAGGAGTGACGTCTACACCTTCTTGCAATACTATTTCTTTTCCATCATCATTTATATACGATTGCTTCATAGGACATTTGATGCCTATGTTTCCTGAAAGGTCCTCCATCTCAAGCTCACGGAAATCAATGCTACCATAGTTAATGCCTACAGAATCACCAGGATTCTTGACAATAACAATGTGAGGCTTTGAATACCATCTGCTTCCAGCAGCTACAATACAAGAAGGCGTGTTTACAAGAACTTCTTTGTTTACCTCTTCCTTGTATGCAACCTCCGTTCCATCAGCATTAAGATACACAATAGAGAAATCTACATTAGAGATATAAGAAAGCTGTTCTTTGATTGCGTTTCTGTACGCTGACCGATTGTGCTTCTTAGATCCAAATGAAATCTTAGTGTAGTTAGTAGATGTGGTTTTCTTGTAGTACGCATGCTCTCCATTACTAAGAACTACATGCCCATCGCAATCCCACTTACTTATTACAAAGTCAGTTTTGTATGGGTAGCAGTTCATCTTGAACTTCTTGTTATTATGCACAGTCTCAATAGTGTAGTGCGATACACCTGTAGACAATGCAATTTTGCTGCCTAGACCAAAGGCACCAAAGTTCTCAGAGGTATTTCGCTTGGTAGAATAACCTAGCTCCAACATACCTTCAAGTCTCCTGTTACCAATGCCTACGCCATAGTCAATAATCTCAACTGTATCACAAAACCCTGTACCTGCATCATCCTCACGGTATTTAACATTTACATTGTTTTGAATTACATTAAGATTTTCAAGAGAATAATACGACGGATCGAAGTTTGAATCCGTATACTCTTCCCCATCTCGGGTGATGAAGTAATCCTCCACCTTTGCTTTACCTGTTAGTATTTCTACTGCAATCTCCTTCTCGCGTTGTGAATCGCAGGCATTTGTTACCAGCTCACGTATTGTTGAAGGGATTGGGGTAGAATACTGAGTAGACTGTAAGACATCAATTACAAGACGTTGAGCGCCTTTATTGATAATCTTTTCTAATCCACTAGTGTTTGATTGAGTCTGTTGCCCAATAGTTTTTATACTCATTTTTTATAAGTGATTTAATTACATGATATTTTTCTTTAGCCGTCTCTGATAAACACCTAGGATCAGCATGAATAATCCTATCTGGTACACGCTCACCATAAATAAGATCAGCGTTTTTACGAAGCCATTGTATTGTAGGGTTCGCAGGCAGGTCTTTAGACCCCCAATAATTAAGAGCAAAATGTTTAACTATAAAATGTCCATTTCCACGTTTGCTTTCTATAAATACAGAGGGATAGATCATCCCAGCTCCCCCATAACTTATGCCCACAAGGTCTCCAGGGTCAGGAGGATCTACCCCTAACCCTAATTTAAATTCTTCCATATTGTTGTAAATAAAAACGACCCCTATTTAGTAGGGGCCGTCAGTTCTAAAATCATCTCCATCGTCTGCAATACTTGCTTTTGATTTCGAGGTACGAATAATACAGGAGGATCATCCTGTTCCATTAGCAGCTTTAAAAACATCTTCCATTTCAAGGGAAACCTTTCGTTAGCGTATCCCTTACACTCTATAATCCATTTCCCTTTTGGGTCAAGGAAGTCAGGAGTGTAAGTAATATCTCTAACCTTATGAGATTTCTTATCCTTGTATCCAGTTTTTCCGTTGTCCTCATACCTACTATTACTGTAGTGCATGCCGTCAAACAGAACAAACTTTTTAGTTTCGTACTCTGAGCTAATACCGTTTTCTTTGAGCTTTTCGTAGCAGAATACTTCGAGCATACTTCTAAAGTTTATGCCGTCAACTTCTTTCCTGCGTGCGTTTCTTACTCTTGTAGATCGGGTACCAGCATTTTGTACTGTTCTGGATCTATGTCTTTTATTTCTTGAAGCCACTTTCGTTCTATTTGTTTTGCTTTATCCCTACTACCTACGTCATCCTTTGTTTTCATTCCAAGATTGCTCATTAGAATGGAACATCTATGTAAGATATTGTCGATTCGCTGTTGTTTGTCACTTTCCATATCTCATCTTTAATTAATTGCTGTGCTGTAGCCAGACCGCGATTTTTAATTAGATCAGAGATATCCTTGCTGCAATATATGTCAGGAACATACATATTAGCTAAATCAAACTTAGAACAAATCTTAGAAGCCATTACCTGCCCCGGATTCTGCTCTGACCCAAAATCATTATCGTAGAATACGATTACTTTTTTGAACCTTTCCTTGAGCGTTTGTACGAGGGTTTCTTCTGGCAATTGCATTTCGGATTGTAACGCGATGGATGCGTAGCCAAGCACTTCCAAGCACATGACGTCCTTGAGCGAACTTGTGAGAAATACAACTTCACCAGTTTTAGCCAGTTGACTATACCCTTGTATGACGTTTCGGCCCACGTTAGAATACCACTTATTGTCACTTTCATGCGGGCTATAAACCTTATAACCGCTGTTAAAACGGAAAGCATAGCTGATACTAGGCGGGTGAAAACGTGTCTCATTAATCCAAAAGTATTTTATCGGGTGAACGTCAAATTTAACCAATAAACTCTTTGGAATACAAAACTTCTTCCAATAATCTGCATCCTCAGGAAGCCATCTTCTTGATTTTATGCGGATTACAGACTTTTTAAGTGGGGTTTTTGTGTAAGTATACTTACGAGCTGTAGGTGTTACATCAGTAGCAGTTAGTCCAAGACCAAAGTCTCGGGAAATAAGTTGAAGAGCACCTACAAAGTCAAGGTTATACTTATGCATCACATAACCAAAACAATTAAAGGTGTGTTCTTCATTAGCAAAATCCTTGTACAATAAGGTGCTCTTCCACTCAACTATACTAACACCAGGGCTTTTATCTTCCCTGAGGTCACTACAAAACTTAACACCAAGCTTCTTAAAGCTAGAACAATAGTGTTTGAATATATCGTACTCTGATACTTTAGCAAGAATTACATCGGTGTGCAGATGATCGTCACTATTTCTGTGTTTAATCATAACCTGCAAAAATAAAGAAGGGGACCGAAGTCCCCTCCATTATCTAGATGTCTATTCTTACCAATTACTGTCAGCTGTCTCTACTGCTGGCTCAGGATCAGGAGCAATCAAACCAGGGACATACTTCTCCAGCTCTAAGCTAGAGTTGTACTCTGCATTGAATGAACCATAATCATCGTTCAGCTGCTTGACAAACAGATCCTTACGGAAAGGCTTGAGTCTACCAAAGTGTTTGGTATATACCTGCTGGTACTTACCATCTTTGACACCAAGCAAGAGACGAACTCTGTTCTCAGCAAGTGCATTAACAAGCTGACGAATCTCAGTTACATCGCCTGCCATGATTTTATCCATAGTCTCAAATGCACACTCATCTCCGTTAGCTACGTTTGCATATGCTTGTATAAACCTCATCAGAGTTTCCTCACCAATGTAAGCTTCACGCACACCTGTGTCTTTGAACCAGTCATATGCTTCTGACGCTTTTTGGTCTGCAAATGCAAACTGACCGACAGAATTACACCACTGTGGTTTCCCTGACTTAGCAACACGATGCTCTGGCTTAACCAGTACATCAAAGCGAGTCAAGAACTCAGGCTCGATACACTTAACCCAGAAGGTTATCTTGTTAAATGTGTCAGAGTTAATGTTCACGCCTATATACTCTGGCTCTACCTTAGCATTAATACCAAGATCGTTGAGCTCTTTGAGTGTAGGATTAACAGCGACTACCTGCATAGGCGCAATACCTACGTACATAGCAATGCCACTGCCTCCTGCTACTTCTTCGTTTGAATTATTTGCGGTAATAGCCATCAGTTAACAATTTCAAATGTGTCAAAACCTTCTGAGTCGTTCTCAGAAACATTATCTTCTACTTTTTGTGCCTCTGTGTCTACACGCAGCTGATTCTCATCATGCGTTGTTTCCTCATCAGGAGTGACATCATCGACAAGAGTAAAAGAAATCTTAGTCAAAGCACGTTTTGGACGACGCTTCTTGAGCACAGGCACTTGGAACAAGGCTTTTAGCTCAGTAGCAGTCAAGCTATACTTCTCTTTGATTTGTGGACGACCTAATCCGTTATCCAAATCCATAATAATCTGTGATACTTTGATCACACGGTCTTCTCCTTTTGGAGTTTCTTGCTTTTCTACGGTGTGCTCCGTTTGTTGGTTTGCTTCAATCATAATAGTTGAATTAGTCAATAAAGATTTTGTCCCATTCGAGGGGGAACGTTTGCCCTTTGAGGTGATCGCAACGGCTACCAGCCTGAATGTCACCGAGTGAGTCGAAACTAATCATAGTAGTATCATTCTCACGGAACACATAGCCGATAGCATCTGCATTAGCGCAGGTAATGTTGCGAATCTTACCTGTCAAGTCGAGGTCTTTGTAGGCGACCTCTTTGCCTTTCTTCTCAATCTTTGCCTCCTTTAGGTGACCGACCAGTATTACATGGTCAGCGAGAGTATTTAACCGCTCAAGCCACTTCTTGAAAGCTATGCGTAGATACATGTAGCCACCGCCGTTAGGTAAAGTCAACACAGACAAACCTTTGTTGTCTTTGTCAAAGTTCTTGCCCATAGGCGTGTTCTGATACAACTTCTTGGCTTCTGGTTCGCACCAGACTTCAAGTTGTGTAACTGTATCAATAGCAATATACTTATAAGGTTTGCCTTGATTTAATACTTCTCTCCCGATCTCACTGAGATGTTTGAGATTCTTAGCTTTGATTTTCAAAGCATCTAACATGTCTGTACCATCTTCCAAGTCTATGATAAGGCAATTATCTAGCTGAGCTAGAGCAGTTGTCTTACCTACTTTTGGTTGACCATACAAGACAAAGTTTTTAGGAGACTTCCGCACAGCTTTTGTTTTCTGTGTCGGAAGACTAATCTTTACTTCGCTCATTAATTGTAAAAGTTGATAAATCTGTTTGAAATGGTATCATACCTAACAACCCATCACGATTCTTCTCTACGTGACAAGCAAGTAACCCTACAGGGTCTTGTCCACAATACGAATCAGTAATACCATACAAATCGTACGGTCGCTGTAGCATCATGACTACATGAGAGTCCTGGCCAATAGAATCACCTCCGAAGAGGTCAGTAAGCAATGGTTGATATTGCTGCTTGGCTCGGTACTCTTGCTCGATATTACGATTCAGTTGTGAGAGTAGTATAGTAATGGATTGCATTTTAGCCTGCATCCACATGCAGGATTTAGAAACTGTATTTAGTTTCTGTAGTTCCGTATCCTCTCGACCTAGCACTAATCGTGAATGGTCAATCAAATTGATGACAGTTTTAGAAGGATGTCGTAAAAACATTTCTTCGTTGACTTTTTTGATAATTGCCATGTCCTGAGGGATACTACAGAAATACATAGGATATTCCTTATATCTCTGTACGGCCTGTTTATATCGTTCAAACGATTCTGTAGATAGAGTTTTCTCTACTGACAGAAGATCGAACGTTTGCAGTTTTGTGTCTTTTGAACCTGCACGAAGAATTTGTTGTTCGCCAGGCATCTCAAAGCTCCAATAGATAACTACGAGATCGTTTTGTTTTGTCTTGTTTACATCTAGTATGTCGAATATTAATTGATTAGAAAATGCTGATTTACCTACACCTGGGCGACCTGCAATAACATACATCTTGCCTGGTTGTAAACCACCCATAAGATTTCTGTTAAGTCGGGGCCAAGACGTAGGATATACTTGTCTTTTGCCTTCCATACCATCGTGGACATCTTTGATAGATTTCTCTACTGTCTTTGATATATGGAAAAGTTTTGGGAGACTAGAGTTCCCTTGTGATGCGCCGCTCATTGTTATCTAAAGATTCTGTAAGGTCTTGATACTTCTCCCACGAATGCTGATTAACCCATGTACTGAGCATCTGCATATAACCTAGGTTGTTAGCTTTCTTTCTCTGGTTTAGCTCTACACCCAAACACCTTATTACCTCCTTATGCTTAGCAACGCTTTCGCCTATGTACTTTTTGTACTGCTTACGTGCTTTATTATTTGTTGAGGCGTTAGGGTCTTTGGCTCGAAGGGGTCTTATACCCCCATTTGCATACACCTTAAGAGGAAAGTGGGAGAGAAGCTCTGACCACATTTGATCGAAAGGAGTAGAATTAGCAGAACTAAATCTATCTCTTACGATATGTTGATCAGTGCTCTCCCCCAGCTTAACTAGGCCTTTGGTTTGCAGTACTTCTAACCTAACAACTAACTCTAGATCGTCTATGACATCGTGGGAACCACTTTGTAATAACTGTAAATATACATATTCATCAGCAGTTATCCCAAAATCTTTGAGACTTATTGTACTAATCTCTACGATCATAAAGAAAAGTATTATGTGTTGTGTCTGTCTATACCGGTTTTACTTACATGTTTTAAAGCCATTTTATATTGTTTAAAGATTTAACTGCATTTTTTAACCACTTTTCTTCCTGCGAGTCTTTGATGTACATGATATAGATCTTCCCAATCTTATCAGGTGTACTTAATCGCAGCAATCTACCTACACGTTGTATCATGGGTAAAGATTTGCTAGTAAGACCAGCAATAATGCCCACAGAAGCATCAGGAACATCAAAGCCTTGGTTTAGTGCCTGTGTACTGCACAAAACCTTGTTAGAGCCGTCTCTAAAGTGACTAAGTGTAGCTTCTCGTACCTTCTTTGTATACTTTGAATGATAAGGTAAGCCACCTAATTCTTCTGCCATCTTATCAGTAAAGGTATTGACTCCAGAAAACACAAGAATCTTCTCATCAGTATGATTTGATATTAGTTCTTTAGCTTTCTCAATCTTGACAGTAGATTGCTGTACAACAGCTTTACGTTTGCGTATAGCGTTGAAGTACTGAGCTGCCGCACCTTTGTCTCCCTCTCTAGTCCCAGCTAAGATTGCTTTTGCATGTGTAAACACGTCAAAGCCACCTAGCTTGTACTTCATTTGTACAAACAAGTTGTTAGCTTTCTTATACGTCAACCTGTCTTCTTCGGTTAACTCCAAAGGAACACACACAATCTCGTAAGGACTAACTAAGCCTAGGGTTACACACTCATCTAGTGAGATGTGATACCGTATAGGAGCTAGTTGCATTAGATAATTACGATAGTCATCATCCTCAGGGACAGTAGCTGTCATACACAGCAGCTTATCATATGTGTTATTATCAAAGAACTTGCGATACTGCTCACTAATACCTAAGTGAACCTCATCGCACACTACAATATCATAGTGCATGTTCTTTAATTTGTACGCAGACTGATAACACACAAATTCTACTTGTTTTGTGTTCACTAGATGCCCCGCTTCCCATTTGTCAAACTCTTCTGCAAACTGATCCTGCAGTTGAGTAGTAGGTACAAGAACAATAGCTTTACCACCGCTCTCTAACGCCCATTTAGTAGCAAGTACACCACAGCGGGACTTCCCGAAGCCAGTACCAGCAATAATAGAACCATTACAACCTGCTTTT